CAGATTTACGGCTGCTTGTCAACCTTTACGGAGCACCCAAGCCCCCGGAGCTTCGCGGAAACCTCGTCCGCCTTGCTCTGTCCGACGGAGATCTCGGCGGTGATCCTGACCTGCTTTTCCGGCGCGACCAGAGAACGGAACCAGTCCATATTCTTCCCGAACCTGGCGAGCCAGTGCTCCGGGTCGCCGTGGTTGGAAGCGTAGCCGCGGGCGCAAGCCTCTTTGTGGCTGATGATGTTTCCCGGCTTTATGGTCGGGTAGTTCTTCATGAGCCGCTGGCAGAGGTCGGCGGCAAGCCCGAAGGCCTCCTCGAAGTAGGCGCGGTCGTTCAGCGCGTCCTCCGCGATCTCAATCTGTATGTACGCCGGAGCGTAGTTGTAACTACCTTTTGAGCCAGAGCCGCAGCCCCAGCAGCAGACGTTCCAGGGGAGCAGCTTAGCCGCTTTCACTTCGCCGTTCTTGTCCTTGCCTATGACCGCATGCGGGCAGACATTGCTGTCCGGGCGGTCGAAGTAGTTCCTGTAGGGATTCTCACCGCAGATCTCCGGCGCGTTGACGTAGCGCTTAAGGTTCGGATTGTTCGCCCCGGTGCTGTGGATTATTATGCCTGCCGGGCTCCCCTGCGGCATGGTTCGCGCAGCCTTGTAACAGAGATTATTCTTTGCATACGCTTCAAAGGTTATCGCCATCGTCGCTGTCCTCCTTGTGCGCGCCATCAGCCAGCCCCTCGCCGATAACATATCCCACGACCGCCGCGCCGCTGAGTATGCAGCCGGAAACGGTTTCCGCTGTCTCGGACGACCCGCCGAACGCTACGATAAGTCCAGCGATGAAGCCTGCGAGTGCTACCCAGAGCTTACGGCTTGTGAGCTTTCTCTTCCAGTCAATTTTCATGGTTGTTGCC